CATCAAGAACTTATCAATCAAATGGACATCTTCGTAGTATTACAGGCATAAGCGAAACAAATAAGCCAACAAAAAATTCATTATCTTTAAGTTTATCTGGTGTAGATCAAACTTACATATCAATAGCATTAAGCGAAAATATTATTAATGATAATGTTTTTATATATAGAGGATTTTTAGATACCAATAACGCTTTAATTAGCGACCCATTTTTATTATTTTACGGGACAATAGATGAATATAAAATAAGCGACAACACTACTACTGCTAATTTAATCTTAACAGTAACGTCTCACTGGGGAAACTTTAGTAAAACCAGTGGCAGAACAACAACAGACAATTCTCAACAAAGATTTTTCAATGCAGATAAAGGTATGGAGTTTGCGGCATTGACTGTAAAAGATATAAAATGGGGTAGAATATGACCAGCGTACATTTATATCAGGCTCAAAAAAAAGACATTGAAGAACTAAATAATCTTATTCAAGAGTGGAAAGACTCAGATTTAGTTGAATGTAATTTTCCTGAATTAGACACTATTAAAGTAAACAAGTATCTTAATCATTTTTTACAACATGGAAAAATTATTTGTATAAAAAATTTAGACACAGACGAAATGATTGGGTGTTGTATTTTTAACAAATCTGAATATTGGTTTAGTAAACAGCAAATAATAATTATACAAATGATATATATTCATAAAAGATTTAGAAATTATAAACTTGTAAAACAAATTGTAGATATGATTAAAAAAGTAGCCGAAGATAATCCTATAGTTTTATCAATAACTACTAAACTAGATATTGACCCTGTTTTTGAAAGATTAGGTTTTGAAAACATGGGAGGTAATTGGAGATTGATGTAATGGGAGGCTGGAATCCTTTTGAGGCAATAATAGATTTTGTTACAGATGTTGTAGATGTAGTTGTTGATTTAGTTGAAGATGTAATAGGTTGGTTAAATCCTATACCAGAAATACCAGATTTCGGAGATAATCTCCCTGACCAAAATGCAAAAGGTGTATTAGTAAATAAATTTAATTCAAATGCACACATACCAGTAATTTACGGAACTAGAAAAGTAGGTGGAAATGTTGTTTTTTTAGAAACATCAGGAACAGATAATGAGTTTTTATATATGGCCATTATTTTATCGGAGGGAGAAATAGACGATATTTCTGCAATATTTGTCAATGACAACCAAGTTACTTTTGATGGAGATATAGCAGATAATACCCAAAGATCAGTAGCAAGTTCAGATTCTAATTTTTTTAAGGCTGACCCAAATGTTGAGGGTTCAAGTGCCGCAAGTTTAATTACTATAGAGCCTCATTATGGAACTGATTCGCAAAGTGCATCTAGTTTGTTATCAGGTTTGTCATCTTGGACATCAAACCATCGACTAAGAGGTCTTGCATATATAGCTTTAAAATTTAAATGGAACAATGATGCTTTTGGTTCTTTGCCTACAGTAAATGCTATAGTCAAAGGTAGAAAAGTTTACAATCCAAATCTTGATAGCACTGTTACTGGTGGCTCAGGCTCTCACAGAAAAGATGACAGCACTACATGGGCTTATTCTGATAATCCTATTTATCAAATGTTAGATTATTTAAGAAATGAAAGATTTGGCATGGGTATTCCTAACAGTTATTTTGATAGTGATTTTGCAGACTGGCAAACTGCTGGAGATGTTTGCGATACAGATATTACACCTTACTCTGGTGCTAGTACAATTGATTTGATGGATAGTCACACAGTGGTTGATACATCAAAAAAAGCTATTGATAATGTAAAAGATTTTGTTCGTGGTTCTAGATCATATTTAAATTTTAGTTCTGGAAAATATAACATTTTAGTTGAAACAAACGGCAGTGCATCAATAACTTTAACTGAGGATAATATTATTGGTGGTATTCAAATAAGCAGTAAAAACAAAAATTCTAGATATAATAGGGTAATTGTCAGCTTTACTAACCCTGAAAAAGATTTCCAATCTGATACTGCACAGTTTCCCCCTGTAGATGAAACAGGATTAGCAAGTGCAGACACACACGCAAACATGAAAACAGCAGATGGAGGTTTGTTATTAGAGGGAAGATTTGATTTTGCTATGCTTACAAGCCCATATCAAGCACAAGAAATGGCAGAAATTATTTTGCGTAGGTCAAGATCAAGTTTAGACGTAAGTATAAAAGCTGATGCAACAGCACTTGATTTGAGTATTGGAGATTTTGTAAATATAACTCACGCTACGCCCTCTTTCTCGGCTAAACCTTTTCGTGTTCAAGGCTTAACAATAAACACAGATCATACAGTTTCTTTACAATGTTCAGAACATCAAGATAGTTTCTATACTTTTGGAACACAACAAGAGGTCGCCACAATTCCATCAACAACTTTACCAAACCCTTTTGTTGTTCAACCACCAGCTAGTGTTACTTTATCAGATACTTTAGTTCAATATAATGATGGTACTGTTATTGTAGCTTTAGATGTAGCTATTGGTGCGACTCCAGACAAATTTATTGATTATTACCAAGTAGAATACAAATTAAGTACAGATTCAGATTTTATTATTTATGCACAAGGTTCAGGTCTAAATCATAGAGTTTTAAACGTAATTGACCAAAAAATATACAATGTAAGAGTAAAAGCTGTAAATACTGTTGGTGTTTCAAGTTCTTATGTGACTGCAACAAGAACTATCGTAGGTGCTATCGAACCACCCTCAGATGTTGAAAATTTCTCATGTAATGTTGTTGCACAAGAGGCTCATTTAAGTTGGAAACAAATACCAGATTTAGACTTAGCATTTTACCAAATAAGATATTCTGAGGAAATAGTTGGGGGAGATTGGTTAAATTCTGTTTCTTTGATTGAAAAAGTATCAAGACCAGCAACATCGGTTACTGTGCCAGCTAGGGTCGGAACTTATCTTATAAAAGCATTTGATAAACTAGGAAATGCAAGTTCTAATGCAACAGGAGTTGTTTCTAATGTTGCTGGAGTCCTAAATTTTAATGCAATAGTTACACAGACAGAACACCCTCTGTTTTTAGGTAACTCTTTATTTGATTCTGCACCTGATAATTTTGACGATCAAACTGGACAATTTGATAATGGTTTTTCAAGCAATTTAGTTGTCAATGATGAATCGTTAAAACTTGGTTCATCAGAACTTTTTGATTCTGCTAGTGGCAATTTTGATTCAGAAACAGAAAGGTTATTTGACTCTGGTGTTGCGAATGCTGATTTACTTACATCAGGTACATACAATTTTTCACAAACAGTTGATATAGGTGCAACTCACACAGTTAGACTTACAGCTAAAATGAAACAAAGTGCTGATAATTTAGATGATATTTTTGATAGTCGTTCTGGTAATTTTGACGATGCCCCATCTAGTTTTGATGGAGACGCACCAGCAAACTGTAGAGCAATTCTGCAAATAGCAAGTTCAACAGACAATGTTACTTTTACAGCATTTAGAAACTTTGTTATTGGAGAATATAAAGCAAGATTTTTTAAATTTAGAGTTTTATTCGAATCAGACGACTCGGCATCTACACCTATAGTTTCTGAGTTATCAGTTGAGGTAGATATGGTTGATAGGATATTTAGTAGTAACAATATAACATCAGGAACGTCTAAAAAAACTGTAACATTTACAACCCCATTCTTTTCTGTTAATTATGCACTAGGTATAACGGCAGATAACATGGCTACGGGAGATTTTTTTATTATTGAAAATAAATCAACAGACAGCTTTGATATTACTTTTAAAAATTCATCAAATGCTGTAGTATCAAGACAATTTGATTTTCTTGCAAAAGGATTTTAAATAAAGTATAAAAAATTATGGCACAACACGACTACGACATAGCAAATCAAGGTTTCCCAGCATTTCGATCTGATTTAAATTCAGTTTTAGATGCTGTAATATCAACAAACTCTGGTACATCAAGACCATCAGCGGCAGTTGCGGGAACTTTATGGTATGATACATCGGATACTACCCTAAAATTGTATAACGGGACAACTGACATATCTGTTGGCCAATCTTCGTGGAGTTCAAAAAGTGCAAACTTCAATGCTAGTGCTGGAGGAAAATTTTTCATAGATACTTCTGGTGGTGCAATTACAGCTACTTTACCAGCATCTCCAGCTTTAGGCGATGAAATAAGATTTATAGATGTAGGTGCAACTTTTGATTCTAATGCTCTAACGATAGCAAGAAATGGTAAACCTATTGCTGGTGCATCAAGTGATTTAGTTGTAAATACAGAAAGAGCTGGTTTAGGTTTAGTTTTTTATAATGATACACAAGGGTGGCTTTTAATAGAGAAATAATATGGCAAATTACGAGGCAATTAAATACAATTTTAGTGGTTCAAATTTATCAGGTGTTGAGGCTGTTCCAACAGGAACAATAGTGCCTTGGACTGCTTCATCTTTACCTACAGGATTTTTAGAATGCAATGGACAAGCAGTTTCAAGATCAACATACTCTGCTTTATTTGCAATAGTAGGAACAACTTATGGTGCTGGCGATGGTTCATCAACTTTCGCTTTACCAGATTTACAAGATAACGTAGCAATTGGAAAATCTAACAATAAAGCACTTGCCTCAACTGGAGGGGCTAACACTGTTGCGGCAACAGGAAACGTAGGTGGTTCAACTGCCAATGCTACTTTAACTGAATCGCAACTTGGTTCACATGACCACGCTTACCCTTTAAGATCGGGACATAGTAATTTAGCAAGACAAGGTATGAGTAATATCAGAATTCAGTACGTTACGACTACAAACACTAGTAATGCTGGAGACGGAAACGCACATTCGCACAATATGAGTGCGACATTCACAGGCACGGCATCATCTGTTGTTCAACCTTATGTCGCTTTAATTTATGTTATTAAAACTTAGGAGTATAAAAAATGGCAACTAACGCAAAATGGACAGTAATATTTGATGATAAAAAAATTATTAAAAATTATGATGAGGGTGCTACTAAGGGCATAGCAATTAGAATAGATGATGATGCTTTTTGGAGTCAATCAAAGTTTTCAAATATATGGGCAATTCAACATGGAACATCTGTTGCTAGTGATGAGGTAGAATATAGAGATACCACACCACATACAAGTTTTGCTGATGCTGATATTGGCGATATTAGTCAATTTTCAGATAAATGGGACACAGAATATTTAGCACAGTTACAAGCTGATTGGGACGATAATAATGTAGTTGATGAAACCTCAGATGAAAAAATATCTAGATTAGGTGCTAGACCAACTTCTTATACTTCTTCGTAATTTTCAATAAATAAAGTTGCTGTATATCTTCTTTGGTTAGGTACTTTACTTGCGTGTTGTGAGTGATACTTATTTGATGGAAACATAACTGCTCTGTTTTCTTTAAAACCAACATGAATATCAAGTTGTGCATCTGTATAAAAAACAGTGCCATTTGTAACAGCAGTTTTCCCAGATACCATTAACAGTATATTTGCTATACCACTGCCTGTA